AGGGGGGATGATAGGTTGGGTTTACCGAAAGGTGGGGCGGGAACCTCAAATGATGGGTGATGGAATAATTCCAGAACCGGAGATTCCCTCTTACTCCCAAATTTTTTACGTTTGGGGGTAGGGGGCGTATTCCTAAAATCCGGGTTCCGGAATGGGGTTATATGAAAAAGAACTGTAGTTGCGGCAACTTGGTTGAATCCAAAGGACGAAACAATGGTAAACAAGTTTATTCAACGGTTTGTTCTTCTTGTAAAAGAAACAAATATGTTAATTACCAAAAGTCAAATTGTTGTAATTACTGTGGATTTGTACCCGTATGGCTTGGTCAGCTGGACTTAGATCACATAGACGGGGATCATTCTAATAACGATCCGTCAAATCTTCAGACTCTTTGTGCTAATTGCCACCGTTTAAAAACCCATTTAAACCAAGATTATATTTCTTAGTTCCGGCAGGCACCGGAAGGATGCCAGTGGCAAAGTGTGGTATGGTGTGTTTATGGGAAAAGAAACTACTGTAAATCATAGATCGTTTTCATCGTTTACTTCTTGGGTTAAATGCGGTAAGGCTTGGCAGTTGGAAAGGGAGCTGAAGGCTCCCACTCAACCGGCTTGGTATTTTGTGGGTGGTACTGCCTTCCATGAAGCAGCCGAAAATTGGTTACGTTCCACGGTTGAAACGGAACTGTGATGGATCTTCGTGGCACCCCTACACACATGTGTCCTTGCGGATGCGATCTGTTTCGTATCCTTGCAAGGTTTGAAAATAACGATATAGCATTATGGACACTTGATGGTGAGTGCTATAATTGTGGGAATCTAGTTACTGTTCCATGTCCTGCTGATGAGAGAGAAAATCATGGATCTTAAACTTATTTGGGAACATGCGTTCCAGAAAGCTATTGGTGAACAGCAAGAAGCCACCAATAGTAATCCACTAGACTGGCGGGTAGGTGGCCGGGCAACTAAAGCAAATCCGAACAAAGAAAACGGTGACTGGTGGGCAACCAACGGTTACGACATGTTTACCAATTTTACTCAATGGTGGCAGGGGAATCAATGGCAAGTATGGTCAACGCCATCGGGCCACCCGGCGATTGAAATTGAACTCATGCACGTTTTTGGCGACATTCCAGTAAAAGCATACGCTGACCTAGTTGCTGTCACACCGGACGGAGAACTCGCTATAGTTGACTACAAAACCGGCTCCTACCTGCCCGAGAACGGTATGCAACTAGGATTGTATGCCACCATCATTGAACAACGTTTTGGTGTACGACCATCCGTAGGCTATTTTTATTCAGCCCGAGAAGCCACCATGCACCGTGTAGAAAACATGGACATTTGGACAGAACCCTTGTTTACTGAACTGTTTCGCCAATTTGAGCTAGGTATCAAGAACGAGATTTTTCTTCCCAACATTAGCATGATGTGCAAATCATGTTCCGTCAGCAAATACTGCTATACTTTCACTGGCAACAACACCATCACTGGGTATGACCCCTTACAACAGATTGGAAAATAATGAGCGAAAACTGGAAAATCCAAGTAAGTCCAAAGATTGGCAACACTCTTGTCAACCTTCGTGCCGAATCAATAGACGAACTCCGTGGGTTACTTCTTGAATTCCAAATGAATGTTCTTGACTACGTAAAAAACATTGAAGGAATCCCTACCGGAACACCCGCACCTATCGCTGCGCCAGTAACCACCAGCGCAGCCACACCAGCTTTCGCACCAGCAACCAACAGTGACGCACGTGCCTGCAAACATGGTGCCATGGCATACAAAACCGGTATTGGTAAGACCGGTGCGCCTTGGAAGGCATACATGTGTGCAGCACCCAAGGATGCTTCCGACAAGTGTGACCCTCAATGGATTCGATAAACCGTGTTAACGCTCAGCCAAGCTGCGGCGAAAACTAAACACGGAGCAGCCCTACTCCCCGACATTTTTCCTGCATTAGCAACCGCTGGAATAAGGTTTCGTCGAGGACAAGTGACCATGATTGCTGGCGCACCTAACGCCGGTAAATCATTGATCGCATTATTTTATGCTGTGAAATCCGAAGTTCCATCCTTATACATATCGGCAGACACCGATGCTTACACCACTGCCATTCGCGCCTCCAGTATCATTACAGGTCACACAGTCAACAGTGTAGAAGAAGCGTTCTCTAGCGAAATGGGTGTTGAGTTTTACGAAGACGAACTGAAAGCATTATCACACATTAAGTTTTCTTTTCATCCTTCACCTACTTTGGATGAGATTGATCTTACGATCAAAGCATACGCAGAAGCACACGGGGCATACCCGGAAGCAATCTATGTAGACAACCTGATGAATGTCGTGTCATTGCATGAGAATGAGTGGACTGGGTTGCGGGATATTGCGAAAGCAATGCACCATATTGCACGGGAAACCGATGCCGCAGTCTTCATGTTGCACCACACGTCAGAGAACGAAGGTCGCCCGGACATGCCACCAGCCAGAAGGGCAGTGCAGGGAAAGATCAGTCAACTACCGGAGCTAATCTTGACGGTAGCGTTGATACCCCATTCGGGTGAATACCGTTTGGCAGCAGTGAAGAACCGTTTTGCTAAACACTCACCCTCAGGTGAAGACTTCATTACCCTTTATGCCGACCCAAGTCGAATGACTTTATATAATGACCGTCAACAACACTACGTTGCAAAGAACTGGGCATAATGAAACCCACGCTTGAAGACAAACTGTTGAAACGTAAAACAATATCTGACACTGGCTGTTGGGAATTCCAAGGTTGCCTCAATAGCAAAGGATACGGCAACATCCAAGGTGATAATGGGAAACTTTTACTCACCCACCGGGCAAGTTACATAACTTTTGTTGGCCCCATTCCTGATGGGAAATTAGTTTTACATACGTGTGACAACCGTAAATGCTACAATCCGGAACATTTGTTTATTGGTACAGCCAAAGACAATTACCATGACGCTAAGAACAAGGGTCGGTTAGTAATCGTTCATGGCGAGGATCATGGGATGGTAAAACTTTCTGCCGAACAAGTAAAAGAAATTAAAGAACAATACGTGAGAGTGTCTCACGGGAAAAGTAACTCCTTGGAACTCGCTAAGAAGTACAATGTGAGCAAGAAGTACATTACCAGCTTAGTACGAGGGGACTGGCGCAAAGATGGCTAGCAAACAATCAGCCGCAAAGGCACGTGGATCAAAGTTTGAGACAGACGTAATGCGTTGGTTACGGGAAAAACTACCCAACGCTCTTATTGAACGTCTAGCCAGGGCGGGTGCTAACGACGAAGGTGACGTGGTATGTATTGTCTCCGGTCAACCATACGTGTTTGAGTTGAAAGCCACAGCCCGTCTGGATCTACCACAGTTCTGGCGTGAAGCCACCGTGGAGGCAGAGAACTATGCGAAAGCGCGTGGCTTAAAGACGGTTCCACCTGCGTATGTTATTGTGAAAAGACGCAACGCTGGCATCCAAGATGCTTGGGTTATCCAATCGTTAGAGAAATGGGCAGATAGTGTCTAAAATTATTCTTGATCCGGCTTCTTCTATGCGATCTTTTTATTTTGACAAAAAAGATAATCGTGTTCTTTTTGGAGATATACGAGTAAAAGAAACTTATTTATTAACCAACGGTCAAACTATTCATATAGAACCCGATGAGGTTATGGATTTTCGCGCCATTCCTTATCCAGATGAGTTTTTTCAGTGCGTTGTTTTTGACCCACCACACATGTTGAGGTTGTCAGAAAAATCATGGATGAGAAAAAAGTACGGCGTACTTGATTCCGAAACTTGGCAAGATGATTTGACGCAAGGTTTTTCTGAATGTTTTAGGGTTTTAAAAAATAATGGAACTTTGATTTTCAAATGGAATGAAGTTTCTATTCCGTTAAAAGAGATTCTAGCCTTGACACCACATAAGGCGGTATTGGGTCACCCGTCTGGAAAAAGAATGGCAACACACTGGGTTTTATTTATTAAAGATGGGTTGAAGTGAGCGTCTTAACAAAGCCTGATTTAGCCACTATCCTTTCTCATTACGGGCTGGAAGTGCATGAACGTAGCGGATGGCAACCCTGCAAATGTTTCATGCACGAAGATGGACATGCTAGCGCACAAGTCAATTTAGATCAACAAGTATTCCACTGCCTCGTATGCCCTTTCTTCGGTGACGTATATAAAGTAGTGAAAACAATGGAGCAGTTGGAGGGGTTCACGGATGTTAAACGCAGAGCAGAAGAGATCGCTCACGGAAACCGCAGAGAGATACGCGAACGGCATCAACGATCAGACACTTCAATACCTAGCCGCACGGGGAATAGACGAACGGGTGGCAGGTATGTCCCTCCTCGGCTCAGTGCATGACCCTGCACCTGGACATGAACACGCTGACGGTCTAATGAGCATCCCCTACATGACCCCGACAGGTGTGGTGGGTATCAAGTTTAGGCAAGTAGATCCCGACAGGACACCCAAATATTTGTGGCCCACAGGGCAAAAGGTGGGGGCATTTAATGTCGTTGACCTGCACATAGACTCTACGATCATTGCTATCTGTGAGGGTGAGCTGGATACGATAGTGATGTCAAAGATTGTGGGCATACCGGCAGTGGGTGTGGCTGGTGTGAGTCAATGGAAACCGTGGTTCCCTAACTTGTTTGAGTCTTATAATCGGATCATTATTTTTGCTGACAATGATGTGAAAGAGAACGGCACTAATCCTGGTATGGAGTTGGCGAAAAGGATTAAAGAAGACTTGGATCAGGCGGTGGTGATTAGTTTGCCCGCTAATCGTGATGTGAATGATTGTTACCAGGAACTTGGCGCGGGTTGGTTGCGGGAAAGGGCAGGATTATGACACACGATGAATTGTTGGCAAAAGTAAATCAAGGCGAACTGGGCTGGTATTACGAATGGATGCAAGATGCACTTCGTGCAGTAGTGGAATTGCATAAATACCAAGAGATAACTTTACCGAACGGTGAATGGGGTCTTAATTGTGTTCATTGTGATGGTTGGGAATATCCCTGCCCCACCATTCAGGCTATTGAAAAGAAATTGGGATGACTGGCGAGGTTAGGATTCTTGAATATCAAGAGGCAGTTGATTTTTTATTGCCAAAGCATTATTCGGGCAGAATTCCTTCAATCAGCATTGCATTTGGTTGGTTCATTGATAATGAATTGGTGGCTGTCTGCTCATTTGGAAAACCCGCATCGCCATCTCTCTGTAAAGGGATTGCTGGCGATGAAAATTCAGCAAATGTTTATGAATTAAACAGATTATGTCGCATTGATAATTTAGATGAACAGTTAAGCGCGTTCGTGTCGGCTTGTTTAAGGCGCTTGCGAAGCAAGAATTGGATTGTTGTCAGTTATTCCGATACCGAAATGGGACACAACGGATTTATTTATCAGGCTTGCAATTTTATCTACACAGGAAAGACCAAGGAAAGGACAGAAAAATACACCGAAGGAAACAAGCACTCCAGGCATTATTCCAATGACAATCAAAGTGGATTAAGGAAGGTCAGAAGCGCAAAACATAGGTATGTGTATTTTGCCACTTATGACAAAAAAATGAAGAAAATTTGGTCGGAATCTTTGAGATATGAAACCAGCGATTATCCCAAAGGCAACAATAGGAATTACACATTGGGAGAATATCTGCAACCTAAAGTCATTCAGGCTATTGAAAAGGAGCTGGAATGAGCACCATAGTGGGCATCCAAGGTGACGGATGGTGCGTTATGGGAGCAGACTCTAGGGTTGTAGAAGATGATCGAGTGTATGTGACCCCCAAGAAGGCAGGCAAAATCATTGCCCGCGCTGGATACATTATTGCCATTGCCGGTAACTGGCGACCAGCCCAAATCCTGGCACACCAACTCCAATACCCCAAACCACCCGCCTTCACCACCATTGAAGCACTTGATGGGTTCGTTACCAGCGAATTCATACCCATCATGCGGGAAGCATACTTAGATAACGGGTTCACCAACGAAGGCGATGACGCTACCGATGCCATGCTTGCTATTTGTGGCACCATATATGAGATAGGTTCCGACTGGTCATGGCTCCGCGATGTCAACAATTTGTATGCCATAGGGTCAGGCTCAGCATACGCCTTAGGAAGCCTTACAAGCATCTCTGCGCTTACAGGATTCACTGACATAGATGATGCCACCACCAAAGCCAAGCTCGCCTTAGAAGCAGCCTGCAAGTTTGATCCCAACACAGCAAAACCGTTAGTGATCCACCAGCAGGTACGCAAATGAAATATATTGGTGGGCCAATGGACGGTGGGACTGTCGCCCCACATATGGCGAAAGCAAAACAAATCAAGGTAACTATTCATGTGGTTCCCGAAGGGGACATACGGTTATACCAGTATGATTCTAATGAGAATAATTTTATTTATACCAAGGAAATAGGAGGACGGGAAAATGAATGAACGAGTCAATCGAGTTAGCGGTAAGGATCTTGACCAATGGGGGATTTCAAATATTGAACTTAAATATAGAAGCCGGACAAATCCTGGTACAGATACCCCCCGCACGTACGTGAGATCCACTAAGTCCACTGAGCTAGCCAAGAACATGTGGCATATTATGGACGGTAACGGGAATCTGCTACTTGATAAGCATGACAAGTATGGCCCACTCAATATCGCTGACGCTCCAGGTGGCCCCATGAACGGGCTGAGGGTACGGATGTGGGACAAGATGGCACGGCTCAACCACCTGCTGGATCATCCGGAAGTAGATCCAGGCAATGAGTCCTTACAAGATACTTTATCCGATTTGTCCAATTACTGTGTGATTGCTACACTTGTCATGAACGGCCAATGGCCGACGAAGGAGACGAAATGACTATATTTTGGGACGCTTTTCTAGGTGCCTTTGCGGGCGTATTGGTCAGCAAGTTCGTGCTAGAAAACCTCATCACTCGTTGGACTTTACGCAAGCTCAACATTAAGTTTGATAAGACTGCTGGCTTTAATGAGGACGATTTCTGGGACGTAAAAGACTTTGATGCTTTCCTTGATGGCTTAAACAAGGTTGAAGAAAAGCCTGCACCTGCCGTCAAGAAGGCAACCACTAAAAAGACCGTTACGAAGAAGCCCGCTAAGTAGTTCCCAATTGAAGGGACGCACCAATGAAGCGCATTATTTGTATCTCTGACCTGCAAATACCTTTACAGGACATGCGGGCGGTGAATAATGTTGCTGCTTTCATTAAAGCTACTAAGCCCGACACCGTTGTTTCTGTCGGCGACGAGATGGATATGCAAACCATATCCCGTTGGGCTAAGGGAACACCGTTAGAGTATGAGCGTTCGATCAGCCATGACCGTGATGAGACTGTCCGAATACTTGAACTCTTGAAAGTCAAGCATGTGATTCGCTCCAATCATACTGACCGACTTTTCAATACGGTGATGATGAGAACGCCGGGACTTCTGGGATTGCCCGAACTGGAACTCCCGGCGTTTCTTCGCTTCGACCAACTCGGTATTACTTACCACCGTAAGCCTTATGAATTGGCACCAGGATGGCTCCTAGCGCACGGTGATGAAGGTTCCATGAGTCAAACCTCTGGACAAACAGCACTTGGCTTAGCCAAAAAGTGGGGCAAGTCTGTCGTGTGTGGACATACGCACCGTGCTGGACTCAGCCACCATACCCAATCCGTTTACACTTCTAGCGGTATGAAGAACACTACCGTGTGGGGGCTAGAGGTGGGTAACTTGATGGATCAAAAGAAAGCAAGTTACTTGAAAGCTGGTTCTGCTAACTGGCACCATGCGTTTGGTTACTTGGATGTGGATGGACGTAACGTGACCCCGCACCTGGTACCGATTCGATCAGACGGTACATTCACCGTGGACGGCAAGACATGGGGCAAATAGATCAAGACTTGTTGGCACACGCTAACGATGTCATTGCCACCGTTGCATATCGTGTCCACAAACGATACCGGACATACATTGATGTCTCTGATGTACGCCAAGAATGTTTAGAATGGTGCCTAAAACGGCCAGATAAGATTGAACAATGGTTATCGGTAGATCAAGATAAGAATAGTTTAGAGAACGGTATTCGCGCTCTCGCTAAAACATTATCCCGTCATGCTGATCGGTTTTGTCGCAAAACCAAAGCCCAATCTGCTGGCTATGAGTTACGCGATGAAGCATATTACACTCCTGAACTTATTAGTGAACTGTTGCCACATGTGTGGACTGCTGTCGTGGAGACACGCGACCCGAACCAACCCAAGATCAGTGGTGGCGGTAATCCTGCCGAGGGTGGCAACTATGTCATCTCACTCATGGACATTCGACGTGCAATGGATCGTCTTACACCGGATGATCTGATGATACTTGAAATGATATTCCACCAAGCGTACACGTTAGCGGAAGCTGCTCATTCTCTGGGTGTGAGCGAGTCTACTGTGCATCGTCGTAAGACTGGTGCATTGAAACGTATGATGAATTTTCTTGGTGGAGATAATCCTTTTGAGTATCGTCGCCGTATGTCTAATGCTCAAGCGCAAGCGGTTTTAGAATAATGCCGATCTATTTATATGAATGTGATAAGCATGGCGAGAAGGAAGTAACGCACCCTATGGGTGATGAAACACCTGTTGCGTGTGAATGTGGAACGATCATGGCTCGGCGTTACGCGCTTGGTGGGATCATCTTTAACGCTGCCGGATTCTATAAAACTGGGGGCTAAAACCCTTGTAAAATAAGGGAAAAATGAAACCCCGCCGGAGGGAGAGAGGTACCTCAACAGCGGGGCTTCAAGATTATTCTATACTATTTTTTCTTAGGTTGCGGATCAAGATTGATACTAGACGGATCAAATAACCCTGTCACCGTAGCCCACGACTGCTCGTCATATCCCGTCACACGCTTTGGTGCATCTTTCGTAGCTTGCCCGCGTGTTGCATACCAACCCACCACTTGCACAATCTTCAATGACGGATGAACAATAGCGGTCACATATTTATCGCGCTTACGTAACTGTTGCTCCACAAGATCAAACACTAGCTCAGCAAGATCGTCTACCGATTCATGTTCTTGCGACAGTAACGCCACCAGATTACTTGCTTCACTTTTCTTTGGTGCCATGTCAGTACCAGCCCTTTCGATGTTCATGTCGTAGTGCCAGGCAGGCACTCCCGTCGTACCTAGATTTAATATACTTCAAGCCATGTTGCACTTGCACCCTTGGGTCTGTAGAAGTTTCGTTCAACAGTTGTGCAATACCGAACGCAGTAGATTTCGGGTTATCACTCTTATGATTCCAGCGTGACTCCTGGTTCCAGAGTTGCTCCAGGCACCGCCACTCACTACGGCTCGCATTATATTGGTACCGATATGTTCGTAAAGTATACGATTTAATAGATATTTTCTTCACGGACTGAACGCTTGAATGAAAAGGTGGCATGACTGCCAAGCTCGGTGCGCTCACTCCTATGAAACTGACGGCAGCGATGAGGATGGTCGTCCACCGAAACGCTTTCGAGGTTCCCGCTTTTCCGCGTTGATAATCGGCACCGGCACCCCCGCCAGAGTTGCTCGGCGACGTATTTGCTCTTCGATTCTGATTGAATAACTGCGACCCCATCCGATTGCTCGCTTCCTCTCATAACTTAACGCACCGCCAAAGATACCCCAGTCAATGTTTTCATCTTCCATGCCTAACTTAAGGCAGGCTTTCGTGAATGGACATTCGGCGCACACTTTTAACGCGATAACGCCCCGCAATACCGTCAGCTTGATCTCGTCAGCGTATCTTGCTGGCTCCGGAAACCATGCATCAGGGTCTGGATGATTGTAACAAGCCGGAAGTATCTCCTCATTCATAAACTTGCCTTCACTTGGGCTGTCGCCAAATCCATAGCAGCCTGATAGCCGGCAAGATACCCCGCGTCATACGCTTTGCTCAACTGCTCACCGATGCTCTTGATAAGGTTCTCTAACTGCTCTTCTGTGCTTACCATTCTAATTGCCCCGCTGCCTTCCGGTACTGCTGTGCTTTGATCTTCTTGCCGTTCTGCTTAGCAAGATCAGCCCGTGCCTGCAAATAGCGCACCGGCAAACCTAACGCCCAAGCCCTCTCAATATAATCCGGCGGGCGTTGATCTTCCAGCTCGCACTCCTCAAA